AATATCTACTCCTTCACTGTCGCTATCTGAATCTACTCCACCACCCATTAAATCATCTTCGTCTAATTCTACATCAATACCTTCGTCGTCATCTTCGTCGTCATCTTCGTCATCATCGTCGTCATCATCGTATAAAAAATCTAACACATTAATGGTTTTATCTTTTGCGTTGGAAGCATATTCGCCAAAAGTCAGGTTCTCTGCGACAATTGCAGTAGGAATGTTTTCAACAAGTCCTTTTTCTGCAGGAGCAATGATTTCTTCTATTTGTCCTTCATCATCAACCTTTTTTGTTTTACAAAGTCCGTCAATTGTAGATAAATCAACACTCGACGTTTCAGGTGACTGTGTAATTCGTATGAGAGAATCGATATAAATAGGAATAACCGACATGTAAAAAATATCATTAATATTTTCCATTTCCACCATTATATTTTGCTTGAATGGGTCTTGTGTAATTTTTGTCAGAAATCCTGGATTATTCTTTATTTTCAATTTACGATTCTTATTTAAGGTCTGAACCATTTGCAAACTATTTAATAAATCAGCAATTTTTAATTGAGCATCCGTTTCCTTCATTTGGAAATTATCCATCAACATTTTAACAATGTCTTCGTCCTCATTCGCACGATTTAACAATTCAACAATAAATGCTTCTTGACTGTCCATTTCATTAAAGTTAGATACGCGTTTGTATCGCATAACAATTCCATTTTTCAACTCACCTACAAGTACATTAAATATACTAGAAACACAACCTAATAAATTATTTAAATTGATGTTTTTTTCGATGGAAATATAAGAAAAGTATTTAATATTTATTATTTCGACATTTTTATCGTACAAATTATCAAACGATTTCATAGAATAACCACTAGATACAACATAGTCGCGAATCGTTTCTATGATTGGATTCACAGCCTCTTTTATCAAACTCTCAATATCCGGTATAGACTTGGTCTCTTTGAAATCAATTTTAACATAAACATTCGAGAGATTATCAAATTCAACAACAATGGGTATTTTTTTATCATTTTGCAATACTTCCATATAGCACGAAACGCGCTTTGTCATACCCAATGTCTTTACCAGTTTGAAAATAGCATTTTTGGATAAATAAGGGATTTTTTTGCCATTTTTTGCGGTTTTATTACAATATATGCGATATATCTTTTCTTGTCTCTTTCCAGCATTCATTTTTATCAAGGGAATTGTTTTTGTACTATGAATTAATTTGAATATCACTTCGAGTGGTACATTAAATTCACTGTCTTGTGACAAAACAAACTCCAATGATTGAATACCTTGTTCAATGTAATTTAATTCGCTTTTTCTCGTATTATATATTCTATGAAACATCTCAATATTATTCACTTGTTTTTTAAAATTGCTACTTAGTAATGTCTTATTTTCTTCCAATAACTCGTACTTTTTCTCCTTCAAATCTTTTAAATCGAATACTTGCTTGTCGCCTAAAAAAGGATAATATACTTTACTGCTTGTCTTTTCGGATATGTTTTTAGAAACTGCGTATTTGAATACATCTTCTGTTAAACATAAATAAATAGTGTTTTCAAATAAAAAACCATCACTCATCAGTAAAGACTTATTCGTCGTTGTAATGATATTGTCTGCATTCGTAGAGAGAATTTTACTAAAAGAGACTACTTTAAATGGATTAATCGTATAATTATACAAGTTATCGCCTATAATAAAGCGCTGACCGAGAGCCACATTCACCATAGTTGGTTTCTCAGCTAAGTTTAAATCAATAATGTCACTATAAGTATAAATATCTTTGATTGGTAATTTGTCGATATTGATATTATTAATATTGGCCAAGAACTGAAACATGATATTTTGAGTCAATTGCATCTTACCATTTTGCGTTAAATTGTCATATATTTCCGAATTATTCAATTGTTGAATTTGTTTTGAAAATAAATATATCTCGTCGAAAGAAATGGGAAGTGATAATTCATTAGAAAAAACGCTAATTACCTTTTTCTTTATGGTTTCAATCGTATCATCAATGTAAATAAATTGCTCGGAAAAATGAACATCTATTTGTTTCTCATTCATTTGTTCTAGTTGATCTTTACTAAACACTCCTTCGAATATTGTATTCTGACTATCTATTTTAAACAATTCTGATATATCTTGTATCTTCTTATCGGTTGTTACATCACTATCACTATCACTACTATCAGGAGCATGATTGTTACCAAAAAATACTATCATTTTTTTTATATTGTCTTGATCCAAATATATTATTTTTATCACATCTGACATTTGTATATAAAATCCAAATATTATTTTTATATACAAATTAATCTTGCAAATTAATCTTGCAAATTAATGCTTTATTTCATCAACCGAACAATTAAAAAAACATTTTTGCTCTATTTTAAATATATTGTTACCATATCGAATATATTCTGAAATAGAAGCACCTAGATACAATGATATAATATTACTATAAGTCATAACAGAAAATGGCTTATTATTCGAAATCATGAAATTATCAGCAATTATAATAAAAACGGTTACTATCAACATCCACATCCAATGATGTATATGATAACAAGTATTATTACACGACCTTACATTTTTTACAATAACAATATTTGGTAAATAGTGACCTTCGTGATTTTTCTTCTTACTAGAGAAAATATATGTTCCTATAAATCCGAGTACAAACCAAAAAATTACGGATACTAAAGTAGTCTTTATTTTCATATATATTATATAGTTATTTCATTTTATTTTTTATCAATCTTTGTGTATTTAACATTCGCAATTTACATAACAATCATCTTCAGTTGTTCTTAAACAATATTCTAACTGGTAACCTAGGGTATATCTAGCAACAAGTTCTATATAGTCCTTATTTACGTCTGATTCGTTTTTATTATTTTCCTCTTCCTTTTCTTTTTCAATCTCATTTAATTTTTTTAGACTATTATCAAATACACCAGTGAATGCATCTAAAATTTTATCATTTTGTTCTATTTTATCGAATTCATCTGTGATTTTTGGGTCGATTTTTGATTTTAAAATATCCATATTTTTTTTTAACTCGTCGTAATGCGATTCCTTATCTAAATGATAAGATATTGATTGCTCTTCATAATATAAACAATTATCTTCATTTTCTCCGTCTTCTTCAATCACTGATTCTTCGTGCTCTTCTTTGGATTCATAACAATCATTACAATATTTGTCCTCATTATTATCAATATCAATCTCAGCGCAACAATGACATGATTTCCAACTATAAGACATTTCATGTTTAATGGTAACTAAATTACTGATATCGTCACTACTTTGAACACCAAACCAGAATTTGCCTTCAATTGAACCATGATAAAATCTACCCATGTTTTTATTATATGATATAAAATATCAAATAATAAAACATCAATTTTTTATGTATTTTCTATAGGTCATAATACGGATTGTCAGTAATATCCATACCACAATACCCTTCAGGTTCCTTTTTATAATCGACTGGTGTATATAATTTTAATTCCACAGCATTTCCCAAGAGAAATTTAAAATTATTCCAAAATTCTTCAGTATGTCCAACACTTGTCGTCATAATATGCGCAATTTCATGAGTGGCTACAAACATAAGGGTATTTGAATCGATTAAATTATCATTGTTATGTTTCTTCTTGTTCAAACAAAACGCTAGTTTCTCTCCTTTGTTTTCACTATAGGCAGTAAATTCGCTTGTTGGTAAAGTTTCTTTTATGGTAGTAGGATTGAAATTTTTAACCAATTTTTTCACATTTTCACGATCAGGATATCGTTGTCCAACATTCTCTACTAAATACCCTAATTTTTCAGTTGTTCTCGCCAATAAATCTGATGCCTTTTGTACTTGATTTCTCTCTCTCACACAATATTTTTTCCCATCTACTGTCGAGACAATACATCTCAAGTTAAAATCGTCGGAATCTGTATACATTTTAAGAGCAATAAGAAATATAAATAAAATGATAATAAACCCATACATGTTAATACGTATTTTCATCTTATAATAAATTAATATAATATAAATTACAATAATTTATTTTTTGTTATGAATTTTTATTTTGTATTGCTTTTGTTATGCTTTTGTTATGCTTTTGTTATGCTTATGTTTATTGACCACCTTGTCCAATCTCGAGAGGAACGCGCATGGTATCAGGGGCAATTGTTGTGTTATTCCATGGACCAACATTTGCTTGAGGATTAGCAGGCTCGGAGCGAAGTTGTAAATTAGCATTTCTTAAACTATTTCCAATAGTATCAATACCCATGTGATATCCGGAACGGAGAAGATTGACGTTCTCTAAATCACCAGAACCACTGGGGTTTAATTGTGCCCATTGACTGTTGGTATCCTTGGGTAAAAGTTCGGAAGGATCGGCAACAGGGGATTTTGAACAGGAAGGAGGAAGTCCTTGGGTAGATGTTGCCATACCGGTAGCAGATGCGTAGGTTTCATTTTGGCCTAAAGGTTGAGAAGGTTGAACAGCACCTCCGGATTGGGGAGCAGCCATTTGCTGACTATACATATCTTGTTTTTTGCGATCGCTCATTTGCTCAGGCCCCATGCTCTTATTCATGCTATAAGAATAAATTAAATAGACTAAAAATAAGACGCCTATTAAAAATAGAATTCCGTGTTCCATTCTGAGCTTTTTTAAGTTCTTCAGTAAGTCCATTATATAAAATAAAGGATAAAATATTTTTTCGTAATAAAAACATATTAATCATATTTGGTTCTAAATATTTCTAAATTATGTTAAATCTTCCACTATTTCGTTGATTTGATTCTTTATTTTAGTGGAGGCATTTCTATCATTCTCGTCATCTTCATCTTCATCATCATCCTCCTCCGCCGAATCATCACTATAATCTAAATCATCCATTAAATATGTATTTTTAATTTTTTTTGCTTCTAAATAATGCGTGATGGCAGCCTTTTTGTGTTGTTTTGCCTTTCCTTTTGCAATTTTATATATTTCATAATAAACTTCGTTTGGCTTTTTTAGTTTTATATTTCGCTCATCATGTACCTTGAGATTATCTGTTATATCTTCTAAATCGAATGTGTTTGAAATAATCGCTTTGTTTTCTTCTAAATGATTGGACATGTTTGGTTCATTGTTTGGTTCATTGTTTGGTTCATTGTTTGGTTCATTGTTTGTATTATTGTTTGTATTATTGTTTGTATCGTTATCTTCCTCATCACTGCTTTCACTATCACTCTCAGTCAAAGCATCTACAATATTCTTTTGTAATCCTTTGATTGTTAAATTATCATTGACAGTCTCTTCTACTAATTCTTCTTCATTTGAATCCGTTTTCCCTGTTCTTTGTAAAACATGACTATCGGTATCACCTGCTTCATTTACATCTTTTCCTAAACTATCTGAGTTTGATATTGCGCTTGTTTCATCTTGTTCGGATTGTAATATATTTGTATTCATATCAACTGAACTACTGTATTTAACACTATCCTGACCTGTGATGGATGTAGAATTATTTTCCACATTACTTCTCTTGATAACACATGAATTGAATATCGGTTTATTATTAAGCAACATGATTTGTTTTCCTATCAATTCTAATTGGAAATTGCGTGCTGAAAATTTAATTCCTTGAACCTCTATACATGGAATGATTGTATGCGTATCGTTTAAATCTTGAAGAGGGATAATATTTTCATTTTCGTCATATACATTACAATGGTACTGAGAACTAACCGTTTTATTTTTGGGTATATGTAATCGAACTAAATGAAATTTACCACCTTTAAATGCTCTACAACTAGGATTAAAAAAATTCTCAATATCCTCTTTGTCCATTTCATTTTGAAACCATATTTCTCTCTTTTCGTATATTAGCTCTATTAATCGTTCTTCTAAATGTTCGAACCATTCCACGACTTCGTCATCTTCATTTGTAAACATTAGATCCATATATGCCTTTTTATTCGTTTCATTCAATCCTTGTTTCGTGCTACATTTAGGAGGCTGAACATACAATGGTTCGTTGTTGAGTTTAATTTTAGTAAAATAAGCACCACCTTGAACCGATACTGGTTGAGAAATCGAAATCTTGGAAAAGTCAAAGTCTTTATTCGTGAAATAAATCTCTTGTTCCATTATAAAAAATTACAGATAAAATATACTGAAAAATAACTAACACGCTAAATACTTTTTATTTTTTTATAGGTTAGTTTAATGAAGGAACAATTTATTGAACAATGTTTATTAATTTTATCAAGAGAAGACATAAAAAAGGAGTTGAAAGAATTATTTAAACCATTGGTGAGTTTAATTGTTCAAGAAATTTATCCATATATATATTTATCTCTCATATTCGTAATCATCAGTTTTTTGTTGATTTTAGGCATATTTTATTTATTGGTGCGTAGCAATTTAAAAACATGGACATTGAAATAATATTTTCTAATCATTTAGTATAATAATGGGTTATACCGGTGCAACATCAATGCGCTCAGCAGGACATGATAATAATGATACTAAATCATCTGCCCCAGGTGGTTTTTCTGAATCGATGGCTCATTCTTTAACTGGATTAGTCGGTGGAAAAAGAAGACGATCAAAGAAAGCTAGAAAGACAAGGTCTAAGCGTTCCAGGTCTGCTCGTTCTAAACACGTCAAACATGGAGGTATGGGTTTAGGATTTGGTGCCGCTTTAAAAGAGGCAATTGTTCCTTTTGGAATTTTCGCTTTACAAAAAAGAAGCCAACGAAGACGTAGTAGTAAGAAACCATTTAGAAAAAACAGAACCAATAAACGCCGCCGTTAAATTAGTCTGAGTTTATCTAATAAGGTTATTTCGATGATGATAATAATCATTTTATTAATATCATTATTTCATCATTATTTGATCATTATTTGATCATTATTTGTATCGTTAATTATAAATAATCTCTCGTTCTATAATATTTTATAAGTTATATATATATAATGAGTGAATTATCGCCTACACAAGGATGTTCTTACACAGATGGTCCTCAATATGTTGGATGTCAAGTTGCAGAAAGAGGATGGCCTATGCCTCAAGGTGGTGGAGGAAAGAGATCCAAATCTAGAAAATGCTCTAGATGTGGAAAAAAGAGACACCAAAAGGGATGTTCTAAAAAAACTATGGGTGGTAAAAGACGTAAAAGAGGAAGAAAAGGTGGCTTTTTAGGCCAAGCTGTCGTTCCATTCGGATTATTTGCATTACAAAAGCGCACACAAAACAGACGTGGTAGTAAATCCGCCAAGAAATCTAGATATGCTAGACGCTCTAGAAGAAACAGACGTAGTGGAAGACGTTAAGTAAATGAGCAATTCTAATACATAAAATTATAATAAACAAATCGCGTTTTATTATTGGTATATTATATACATATACCAATAATGCCATTACCAAAGCTTATGATACCTTCTTTAAATATTGAATCTAATTATTCGCCTAATGCGTCTTACGACTCTTATGGCGAAGGTTCTACAGATACAGAACGCAGTTTAGATTCACCCGTTTCAATACCGACTCATCTTGAATCAGTAAAAACGAAAGCAACCAATTATAATAATTTCACTGACGGTCAGTTCGGACAAAAATTTACAAACGACAAAACAAAAAAACAATTTACCCATTTAGTCATGGGGAGATCTACCTTAGGAGTAAAATTAATGTATTTCAAAAATAAGAATGTAGATACATTCACCAAGATATTTATTTATAGCAAAGATTCTTATCTAGAGCCAACAAATGTTTTAATTAAAATATTATCTGAAGTCTATTATCACACCGAATTTAGCAAGTTACAAGATAGTTGTAAATTTAAAATACCAGAGTTAATAAGTTATGGTTTTATAGAACATAACGACGATACGTCTATCAATATATATGACAATATGTATATCTTCTATATAACTATGAAAGACATTGATGCTACACCAGTAACAAAATTAAATGAATTATATAACGACGGTGAAGTATTAGACAAATGTATGGCTATAGAACAAGAAGTCGATAGAATAGACCGTTGTCTTGAAAAACATAACCTGTACCATAATGATTTACATTCAGACAATGTAATGGTTGATAAAAATGGAAAAATTACAATTATTGACTTTGGAGAAGCTTCAGATGTATTACAAAAACCATTTTTTTCAGTCGATTTTTGTGGAAGGTTTAAAAAAAACAAAGGAGGCGCGCGAAAACGCAAAAGCAAGCATAAATATAATAGAAAAATAAATAGTAAAAGACGCACAATAAAACGAACTCGTGGCAAGAAGTCTCGAAAAAAACATACTCGTAAAAAAAGAAAACAAACTAAGAAAAAATAATCTTCAATGGTTTAAAGATAAATGGATATAGTTATATATTAACATGGAAGGATTCCAAGAACATGTGAAGAAATGGGTGTCATTAGATACGCAGTTAAAAGCATTAAGCGACAAAACAAAAGAGATTCGTAATGAACGCAATGAATTGGCCGATAATATACTTGATTTTGCGGACGATAATAATTTATCAGCATCCACCATAAAAATCAGTGACGGAAAGCTCAAATTTGCTCAAACCAAACAAACAGCACCCATTAGTTTGGGTTTTCTAGAAACATGCTTAACAGAGATAATCGGAGACGAAGAAAAGGTGGATCATATTATGAATTATATCAAAGAGAAGAGAGAAGTGAAAGTAATTACAGATATTAAGCGGTATTATAACAATTAATTTATGTCCGTAATATGTATATAGAATATGGATTTTGATTTTGATATGAATAAGGATTTTGTTTTTACTTCCGATAAAGAGGGTGTTTTACGCGGTGGCGGTTTTACGATACATTCAGAATTATTAAAAGATACGATTTACGGTTCAGAACCTAGTAACGGTGTTCAAAGTGGAGGCAAAAAGAACAATGAACGTGAATTGTTAAATACTTTTAAAGACTTGGCTGTACCAGCCGGATTGTTTTCTATGCCAAATAATCCTACTCAAAAAAATAAGAATATTCGGTATGAACATAATGAAAATGTATTAGCCGATGAACTATATGACAAACTATTAGGTATGTTGGAACCTAGTAAAAGAAAGTTACATGGAATGAAAACAAGGCGCAAGAGAGAACATACAAAAGATAAGAAGTCTAGAAGACGTAAATAACTGGGTATTTTACAGATTTATTATATTTTAGGAGGTATGTTATCATAATATAGAATATCTATTCATTAACAATAAAAATTGAATATTGTAATTAACTGATACAATATTCAATACGACAAACCTAATCTCATTTATAGTTTTATAGATGAACGACATACGAACGTTTTTAAAAAACGCCTGTGATTCAAAAAATGAAACTGAAAGAAACGACCCAATTTCAGAAACAAAATCAATATCTATTGATAATGTAAATATAAATATTGCTCAAGAACGGATACAACCAGGCGCAAAGGGAAATAGATGGACAGACGAGGAAGAATCGCGATTATTAGATGAAATAGCCCAATCAATTCCTGTTTCTACTATTGCTCTAAATCATGATAGAACCTGTGGTGGTATTACATCTCGTCTTCGTGAAATAGCTTATAAAATGATGACTGACGAATCACCTCTAGAAGAAGTCATGAAGAGAACAAAATTAAACGAGTTTCAAATATGTGAAGTTATGGAACAAAAAGCCATATATGAGAAAAAACGCCAAGAAAAGAAACAAGAATCTGAATTGAGAAAAAAAACGAATCAGCAAAATAAACAAGAAAATGAACCAAATAAACATAAAGCTCAATCGGTTGATGATACAGAAACTGATTTATCATTCGACAAGTATAAACATATATCTACCAATTCTAAACATATATCTACCAATTCTAAACATGTACCTGCCAAATATACATCAAGTCACGTACTGTCCATTGAACAAGAATGTGCTTTACAACAATTTGAAAATGGTGATAATTTATTTATTACCGGAGAAGGTGGTACAGGTAAAACACTACTGATTCGAGATTTGGTTCAATCAGCCAAACATAATGGTCGTAAAATTCAAGTATGTGCCATGACTGGTTGTGCTGCCTTACTTCTAAACTGCAATGCTCGAACGATTCATTCGTGGAGTGGGATAAAACTCGGTAAAGGAGAGTTGAGTAGTATCGTAGAAAGTATCATTTATAATCATGTAGCTAGAAATATGTGGAGAAGTACAGATATACTTATTGTAGATGAAGTCAGTATGATGTCGAAGCGTATTTTCGATATATTAGACCATGTTGGAAAGAAAGTGCGCAAATGTTATGATAAACCATTTGGAGGATTACAACTCATATTTGTAGGCGATTTCTTTCAACTTCCACCGGTTGCGACAAATGATGCTTTAGCAGGCGATGAGTCATTTTGCTTTGAATCAGACGAATGGTTGAAAACATTTCCAATAGATAACCATATTGTGTTAAAAACAATGTTTCGTCAAGACGATGAAGTGTTTCGTAGAATACTTGGTAATGTTCGCATGGGAATTGCTGATCCGACAGACGTAGCCGTGTTAAAAAAATATTTGAATCGTTCTTTTGATTCTGAAAAATATCAAGGCGTCATTCCTACCAAATTATTTCCAACAAAATACAAAGTCGATAAAGTCAATAGAGAGATGTTTAATAAATTAGAGGGAGAAAGTTATATATTTCCATTTGTTAGTAAAACAGAGTGCTATGAGTATATAGATGGTAGTGATAAAAACATTCCATTGCAGTTGCTTAGTAAATGTCGAAAGAATTTAAATCCGAAAAAAACGCAATATGAAATTGATACTCTTGCTAATAATACACCATGTGTAAAAAATCTGGAATTAAAAGTGGGCGCCAATGTGATGTGTACAGTAAATTTAGATATGGATCGAGGTATATGTAACGGTTCAATTGGAAAAATCGTGGAATTTCAAGTATCTGGAAATGATATATGCCCAGTAGTCTTATTTTCAAACGGTCATAGAATGACAATGACTCAAAAATTCTGGCAATCGCAAGACTATCCTACTATTGCAGTGGGTCAGTTTCCTCTATGTCTTGCTTGGGCCATGACGATTCATAAAATCCAAGGAGCTACTTTGTCGATGGCTGAAATAGACATTGGTGGAGGAATCTTTGAATGCGGACAGACATACGTAGCATTGTCTCGTGTGAAAAGTTTGGACGGATTGTATTTATCCAATTTTGAACCCAATAAAATCAAAACGAATAAAAAAGTCAAGAAATTCTATCAGACTATTCCTGAAGTGGAATACGAAGAAGAATATGAAGAGTAATATGAAGAGTAACAAATATAATTTATACTAATAGAAATAAATTATATTTATTAATAAAATAATATAAAAATAATATAAAAATAATATAAATGAATACATTTATATATGACAATTATGCCAACAAAATACCTAGCAGGGTACATTTTTATATACACCAAATAAAAAATTCGATTAATTTAACTGATAATGATATACAATGTATTAACAACTTATCTTCGGACGAACGATTAAAAATATTAATTGCTTATAATGAACAATTAAATTATATAAATTCTATACTTAATGATAATATGTAAAATAATTAAACATTGTCGTTTAATTTTTTATACAATGGAATAAATACATCTCTCCATTCAAGACTTTTATAAGTGTGTGTCAATTCTTCACCCTTTACAATGTTTTTTGTTGCATATATTTCAAAACGATCTTCTTCGAAATATCTTACCATACGTGTATTCACGTGGCCGGACAATCCTGAGTTATAAAACGCAGTACATCCTGACGCAAATGCCCATGTATAATTGGGAATATCATCAGACCAAGTGAATACATGCGAATTTTTCATTCCATCAAACGCTTTATTTTCGTTCGTGCTTAGACGTCGCATCAATCCTTTTTCAACTAAATCACCGTTTTTTATATCTTCATTTGCAAAGGCACCATCAAATACATTATCCTCAGTAGAAAATGTAGAACAATCTACATATACTTTTGAACAATCGATTTTGGTCATCTATTTATTATACCTATGAAAAGGTTTAAGTATTTTTCGATCATTTCAAACACGAATTATTGTAATCTTTATTATACTGTACTCGTTTTTCTTCTTGTAGTTTTAAACGTTTTAATATGATGTTTTGTGTTTTTTCATGTGATAACTGAATTCGCTCTATTGTATTTTCATACCTTAATCTTGGTTCTAACAATGACTGTTCTATCTTATAATTAGCAATATCTTTATAATGATGGTCAATCAGTTGTTTTTTTAATTCGTTTGGAACAAGTGTTAAATCTAAATCCATGATGCCGTTGTACCCTTTTACAATATCTACTGTAAAATCAGTAATCTTTTTATTTGTATTTTTATTCATATGTAATAAGAATACAATAATTTTTAAATATTGTATTATTATGATTATTATGATTATTATGATTATTATGATTATTATGATTATTATAATAGTATAATCAATTTCTTATAATAAACTCCAGACATTCTTATTGAATGGAGATACCAAAATTTCAGGGATTTTTCTTCTCCAATAATCAACTCTCTTTTCTTCTTTGATATCTTTTAATGTTTTTGGGTATAAGGGTGTTGTCTGCATCATGTCTAATTCGGTATCAGTAATCTTTGGTTTATATCCAAAACAATTTGCTCCAAACTTTACATTTTCGTTTGCTATAAATCCTCCATTTATTCCGGCTCTTCCACAATCATTTTCATGACCTTCCACCGTCTGTAAATGATTCCAAGTATCTTTTTGCGTAGGGAATAAAGCCAATTGTCTATCAGACCATCCGTAACTACACCACTCGGCGCCATTTTTATAAGAATCTTCCACTTCACTATACGTTGCTAACCGCGAACCATATGCTTTACATAAGGCCTCTGCATTATCATACGTATAGTTGTTTCCTGGAATATGGAATACTTGTTTTTTGATTTCTATTTCAGGAACAGGTGTGATTTCTTGAGACATTGGTTGATCTACTACTAAATCCATGGAAGGTGTATCCGTAAATAAATTGTTTAAACGTGCTGTAAGATTGACATTGAAAAAATACTGAAATCCGTTCAATAAAATAACAACTAATACTACACCTCCTAACAAGATAGTCAATGTATTAGAGGATCTTGAACCTGACACGGAACCTGATCCACTTACACTACTCATTGTATCATTTTTTCCTAAATTGGCAAACAACAATACAAAAAGTATTATAATTACAGCAAGTAATAATATAGCAGGAACACCCATATTCATACCCATACTATTATTTCTATTGCTTCCATTTTTTGTATTTATTCCACCATCTTGAATTGTTGGAATTCCTAATATTGAATCAAATGACAACAACATTATTTATATATTCTTTATATTATTTATTTCCCTTTTTTCGATAGAAAAGACAATATCCTGAAGTATTATTCGTTCCATTAAAGTCTATTTTGGATACAGTTGTATCATTAAATAAATACCATTCATTTCCTACACGAACTGTTGCGGTATAGTGACCACCAAGCGTTCCTCCACTATGATTGCATACACCATATAATTCATATATACAGCTATCTTTTTCATAGCCTTCTACAAAATCACGTAAATCCAACTCATCTGTTTCAATGTCTAATGGTACTTGTATTTTTCTCCCATCCGGTGTAAAACGCTTCAAGTCTAAAACCAATACTTTTGGCAACGTCCAAAACGAAATTTTTCTTACAACGTCTTCCTTTTCGTTTGTTTTCTCGTTTAACCAACCATTTTCTCCTTCCAAACGTTCCCCCTCGCAATATTTCTCAAAGCAATTGTAAATACTTAATCCTTGCTTCATTTGTACAGGCAAATCAACCATAAAATAAGGCTCCGGTGTTGTACTCATTAGCTCACCATCCTCTCTTTCGATTTTAGAAATATGTATTCCATAGAAGATGTCTAAAATTTCAGAATATTCTTTGCTATACATTGTTCTCATCATTTCATAACATTTCACTGCTAAGCCATCTGTATCAGTTTTGACATTTCCTTTTATAACCATATCTACTTCACGTCTCATTCCATTATGAAATGTTTCTAAAATGAACAAAAGAAACTCAGGCAAATCATTTTGCGCATATCCAGTAAATATATCTTTGCCTTTATGTTTTGCCACAAATTGGATTGCTTTTATAAAACCTCCTGGGGAAATAATTTGGTCTTTTTGCCAAATCAACTTTCTTAAATTATCCCATTCGACTAACAACTTGGAATCAAGTATATAGTCTTTGTTATGATACGCAGTTAATTTGTCTTTATAAGAACCATTATTTTTATCTAAAAAATCATTGAATTCATGTGTATGACTTATTACCTGCATACATGAATTAATAAAACATGTATTACCTAAATTTGCTAATCCTGTCAAACCTTTACCTTCCATATTATGTAATAATACCGTTAAATGTTTAAACTACTTAAATAAATAATATAAAAATAATATCATATCATAGAATATTATGAACCATGATAATAGAATAAGGAATCGTATGTTAGATATATATTCTGATTTAGCTCGCTATACCCATATGAATCAAATGCAGACAAATGATACTTTACAACAGATTGAGTCTGGGATTCGTGAATTAAATACATATGACGGAGAGATATATCATGGAAATACAAATAATAACAGATCAAATCTATGGACAGAGCGAATACCTAGAAATCCGCCTGAATCGACCCCATTATTCACAACTGATAGAACTGTACCTATTGTTAGAAATTTTTTTAACCCTAGACAACCAGTTAATAATAGACCAACTTCTGTGAATTATAGGACGCCTACTAATACGAGACGTGTTAATCCAAACAATGTTAGACCAGTTACTTCTAATAATGTAACAGACAATGGTGCTAGAATAAACCAATTGTCGAATACCGATTTTTTTAATCAGTTTTTTAATATGTTTAATACTGATTTGAATAATTTGACACCTGTCACGGTTCGTCCTACACAAGTACAAATAGCAAACGCTACAGAAATAATTAGTATAAATGAGAATATGGTCAATACAATCTGTCCAATTCTACAGACCTCGTTCCAACATGGTGACCGCATTAGTAGAATAAAACAGTGCGGTCATTGTTTTATTGAAGAAGGGTTGATGGTATGGTTTAATCAAAGTGTCATATGTCCAGTATGTAGATATGATATACGCGATTATCCGATTGAACCAACACCGGTAGTTCCTGTAGAGCCAATACAACGAGTAGATCCAGTAACACCAAGAGTTACGAGCGATTTATCAAATAATATATTAAATTCAACAAACAATAGAGAGAACAACTCTACAACGAATGAACGTGATTTGATGGATATACTTACAAATGAAATATCCAATACGTTTCAGAGATATCTTACTGGTTCTGATAGTTCATTTAATAATTTAAATAACGGATCTATTAGTGTTGATTATTTTGTTCAAACCCCTACTACTATATACACTACATCTACACCTATTAGGGATTTTACGAATAATGATTCACATTTACGAACCAATGAAAGAGTAGAAGAAGAAGAAGAAGAAGAAGAAGAAGAAGAAGAAGAAGAAGAAGAAGAAGACGTAGAAGATGTAGTTGTGTCAGATGAAGAATTAAGTGAAGAGGAGTATCTTGTTGAATAATGTTAATCCGAATTAATATAAAGATTTTGTTACCTACTTAAGTATGTTCTCAGTTTATTTCGACAAGTTTGTTAATTTCATACTTAAAATAAAATCATTAATTATTTTTTATTTTAGTTGGATAGCAATTCATTATCTTTGCTCACAGTTGTATGTTTATTATTGCGTCCCATACAATTGGTATGGTATTTTCGCATCCCCATTTCTTTCATTAGCACCACATTGTAACGCATTTCGATGGATTATTTATGAAGCCGGAAATATTTTGTATGGTATGTGGATGGCGATAGGTTCTTGGACTGTTGCTAATTTGCTAACTCAAAAATAATCGAAATAATATATATCTCATATTCTGATATAAATTATTAATAATACTGATTAATTTTATTGTAAAAAATATACACTACATACTATGAGCCAAATAATTCACTATATCAACAACTAAATTGTATAATATCACCGCTCGCCGATATTAAATACTTATTAGTCACGTCATTCCGGAATGTACTCATTCATGATAATTACATTATGAACTCGTTATCTGAACCTCATCCACCTTTCATTAATTTTGAAATAGTGGGTAAAGAAACAGGTAAGGAAGGCTCGCCTCATCCACCACGCATCTTGTATTTACGCGTTCCTCTCTTACGTCCTCTTTTACGACCGGTTCCCTTTTTCGCATGTTTTTTTGTTGTATGACTTTTACGACGACTACTCTTACGACTCTTTCCAAACAAGTTGGAGAGAGAAAATCCTAATAATTTAATAGCCATTATACAATATAAGAAGATAAAAAGATAAAAAATAAAATTTTATATAGTTTATATTTTTTAGTTCGAATCTTCGTTTAGTCTGTATTTTGTATTTATGCAAAGAATGATGTAATACTTTTCATATTGTTCTTCAAATTATCAGTCTCCCTTAAATACTTATCAAACAACAATGCCTTCACTTCTTTATTTCTCAAATCGGATATCTTTGATTCCATCTTTTCCTTGTCATCAATCGTATGCCTCAATGTATCCACCTTCATTTGGAAATTCTTCTTCTTTCTCTTAAACGCATCAATATCTTCCAATACAAGTGCAAATACTTGCTGAACTGGTTTCATGATTTGATTCGTAATATAGAAGGAATAATTAGGTCTTATTTTATTCTTGATAATGTACTCAGGGTGTTCAATCTTTTCACCTTGTAAAGCTGCCTTATTTTTCGTCTCAATATATACAAACGGAATTCTATCACCACTACTTGGTTTATTACCAGGATCTCGCTTACCAATTCGGTCAGCCAATACCTTGTGTGCTATTTGCTTTGGATTTTTATAATTCGAACGCAACGATTTGGTAATAATGAGTTTGTCCATTGGATATTTTTCTTCGATAATATTCTGTAGGCTGGTTTCTAGAAACTCTACTGCTTTTTGAATATTCTTCTCCTTCATCAATATATCAATGATTCCTCCATATACATCCTTAACAATCGGCGCATTATCACGACGTTTCAATACAATCCCCATACTTTTACGACTTCCTTTGTTAGGATCGTTTTCATACAACATTCCAACATATCTCTTCTTTGACAAAAGACAGAACGGCATAAATGTCTTTTCATACTCTAAATCATGTGGTTTCTTCAAGAACTTGGTCGCCATTTCACCAGCTTCCTTGGCCAATTCAATCGTGATTTCAAGCGCTCGCTGACCTCGTATGTCTTCACCATCTAGTGTTTTCAAATTAAATGTAAAGAATACACTATCTGTATCTCCATATACATACTCGGCATTCGAATGAACCTTACCGTACTTGGTATCAACAATAAGGTCACCGTATGTTTCCTCAATAACTCGTTGCGCATAGGTGAGTAATTTGCGACCGGTTGCCGTACAAGACGCGGCAACATCCTTTTCATAAAATGTACTTGTCTTTGCACCACATTGTCCATACAATGAATTCGCCGTCAATTTATAACTGAGTTGTCTCTTGTCCAAAATATTCTTCATAAATTCATCCGTCTGTTGGGGTATCATTTTTCTAGTCGCTTTTCTCGATGCCAACAATTCTTCCAAAATGGAGGGCATAATTCCACGTCCTACTGGAAATTGCGCAAATCGACATACTTTTGTTCCACTACGTGTTTTCTCAGCCTTACCTCTCGCATTAGGAATCCATTTATATGTATCATGCTCTACATTTACATATTCATAGTCTGGCAAGTTATCGTATATGAAATTATTAGCATTGTCTTTTTCACCGGTTACGTTAATTAGTTCTCCTGCCAAATCATATTCTTTCGTCCATACTTTGCTATCATGCGACAAATTTTCACTAATCATAGATGATGGATACAGAGAACTATAATCTACACATGCTACTGGATTATCCAAATACAAATTACATTTCGGATCCAATACAATAGCTCCTTCATAACCGTCGTCAAATAAGGGCTTTTCTAATACAGGCATCAATGTCTTTTTTTCTCTGCATTTCTTCGCAATATAACTCGTCAGCTTAATACCTTGACCACGCATTACCAAGAAATTGACAGGAACGCTACAAATCTTCGACATCTCTGTAAAACCTGTAATGACATCGATCTTATTCATCAAATGATGAACCAAGTTGCAATCCTGAATACAATATTTCGCAATAATTGCGCGTTCATCAGGACCTTCATTTGTCATGCGGAATATATCTTGAGGTGTAACATCATCCTTAGCTAGACCCCACTTGACGTGTTTTGTCATATCCGGACTTTCAATGCCTTCGATTTCAAATGTTCCTGCTTCTTTATCGACATTTGAAACCTTGAACTTTTGTCCTTCCTTGTAATAATCTGTCGAATGACTCGTCTCTTCGAAATTAATAAAACTTCCGTTTTCTAATCCGGTTAAGTTCTTGCTATAAATTTTAGTTATTTCTCGAGCATCTACTGCAGGAACATGCTCCAGTTTTTTTACATCATCGCCAATGAAATACCCTGAAACATAATCCAATTTATAAGATGTCAAATTATAATCACGCCGGAAATAATTATACATATCCACTTGAAGACGACCTGTCATCTTGATAAATTTCAATTCGTGTTCCCCACTAGCAATGACAATCTTACTTTCTTCGATATTAATTAGTCCTGTATCTTCGTCTTTTGTTCCGCAAATCTCATTTACATTACGCGATAATTTCAGAAACTCCTCTTCACAATTATTTTCGCGAGCACGAATATGAATAAACTGATAATCAAACCCAAATATATTGTATCCAATAATAATATCAGGATCTTCTTTTTGAATCAAATCTTTCCAAGCTAGTAATAATTCGCGTTCAGTTTTATAACTTACTATTTCGCTATTTTCAATCTCATCCACATCACTACATGTATTCAAGGCAAGACAATTATTCAAATAAGGCTTCTCTTCACCGTATTTTAAAAACGTTGAACCGATAAAGGTCACCTTGTCACCTTCCAGTCCTGGAAAACCTGCTCCGCGGAAAGCATCTGTTATTTTTTCCACCTTTTCATCACGCTTAACCGTAGAATTATTGATTAAATCAAGAATATTGGTATTCAAGTCGATTTTCGCTCCTCGTCTATCGTATTCCGCCGCGTCGTCGTCTTCGTCAGCATTCATTTTTTCAAACATTTTTTCAATAGTATTTTCATTTGATACTACTTTACACAAGTCCTTGATAGGTTCATTATATAATCGATCTAATAATCGATTTAATAAAGGCAGTTTAGGTGCCTTTTTAGGATATACTTTATCAACATTTACCATATCATCGTATCCAAATGCTGTTTTGATAATTTTGGTTACATCACCCTTGATTATCTCCTCATTTCCGAGACCATCGTGATATTCCATGATACTAATTGCTAGCTTTTTATATGACTTGATTGGTACTGGAAAGTCACCGTGACTACTACTTGCCTCAATATCAAAACTACATATCTTGTAAGGCACAATCGTTTCCTTGTTGTTGAGGGGAATAATACTAGCATGTCCTATTTCAAATTCATATTTACATGTTGTTTTCTTTACTGTATTAATCGTTGCCTTTTTCAAAGGAATACATACCCATCCAGATGGACTAATTTCTTTGATATGAAAATATCGCAATAAGGGAGGAATATTCGCCTCATATAAATACGTATTCGTATCTTGAAATACATAACCACGATCCATGAGTCTGCGACCATTTTTTCCATACTCGTAAAACAAATTCTTCACCTTGTTCATGGCAATCGTATTATTGAATTTAATCAGAACAAACTTATGTTCCTTACCTCCATCGAACCCGTATAATTTCTTTCGCTTTATAATTTTGCATTCGCAAATCGAATTTTCGTAATATTTACCTATTTTTGTTTTTATATGATTCAAGAATTCATTTTTCCGCCCATCTGACCAATTTTCATCCACTTTTATGTAAAAGAATGGTTTATAGTCATTTACAAATAAACTAAATGTTTCACCCTTTTCATTGATTCCAAACATCTGTATCACAAACTGTTTCGAATCTTGTTTATATTTATATTCACCGCTACTATTATCACTCTCGCTAGAACTGTCTTTTTCTACGACTTCATCGTAGATGTTAAAGTCTAGCAAGCGAACTGTTTTCTCCATTTCTGGCATATTGTTGATTATTCTATACTATCAATATCTGTTTAATTCGATTATCAATTTTTTTATTTTATCGATACGCCTCTAGATATTCAATGCCATAACACATATCTTTAAAATTGATTTAAAGAATTATCTAGGTATAATATACAATTAACTAAAATGATGAAGTATACGTGTAAACGGTGCGGACATATCTTCAAGCAAAATCAACATTTACAAAATCATATGAATAGAAAGAACCAGTGTATTGAATTAGATGACAAAATAATGAATATAGTTGAGTCACAAGTTCAAAGTAAAATCAAGCAACTAGTCAGTGTTGATACACAATCTATTCACGACAAAGGACAGTATTTTACGACAAATTTGTTTTTAAAGGAGAGCGTGTTTAACCTAATATCCAATCAAAATAATAAGGCTAGTGCTATTTTGGAACCATCTGTCGGTCAAGGTGACTTGGTAGAATATGTTAGATTGAAAAACAAGAATGTTTCTTTTGATTTATATGAAATTGATGCAAATATTCCTTTATTAGAATCTATCAAAGAAATGAATGTTCATTATGACGATTTCTTATCATTAGATATTAGTGCGAAATATAATACCATAATTGGTAATCCACCTTATGTAAAAACAAAAGGAGGTAATCTCTATCTTGATTTTATCGAAAAATGTTATCGATTGCTCAACCCTGGTGGAGAACTCATCTTTATTGTTCCGAGTGATTTTATAAAACTCACTAGTTCTAGTAAGATTATTAATACAATGATGGAGAATGGCACTTTTACACACATTATCCATCCGCATGATGAAAAATTGTTTGCCCAAGCTAGCATAGATGTTATTGTTTTCAGATATTGTAAAGACTCTTCTTTAGAACGACGTATTCTAGTAAACGACGAATGGAAATATTTGGTCAATACCAATGGTATTTTGACGTTTTCAGATGATGAAAATAGCAATTTGGCTACATTTTCAGACTATTTTGACATATATGTAGGTATGGTGACTGGTAAAGAAAGCGTATTTAAAAATGACATACATGGCAATATTGAGTTATTAAACGGACAAGACACTGACGGAAAACCTATTATCGACCAGTATATTCTACTCGACACATTTCCGTCTCCCAATGATGATACAAATGAATATATGCTCTCACATAAATCGGATCTAATTAGTAGAAAAATAAGAAAATTTTCCGAAAAAAACTGGTTTGAATGGGGGGCACTTAGAAATCGCGAAACGATTAAAACGAAACTTGGGCGCAAATGTATTTATGTTAGTAATATTACTCGCGCTCAAAATATTTGCTTCCAAGGTTCAGTTGAATATTTTGGTGGAGGTCTAATCATTATGATACCTAAGGAAGAAATCACGGTCAATACAAATAAAAAAATACAAATAAATCTAGAAAAAATGACTCACTATATGAATAGTGAGTCCTTCAAAAGTAATTATATGTATTCAGGACGTTTTAAAATAGGTCATAAACAGTTATGTAACTGTTTGTTTGAACCATCCGATTTTGTTTAGTTTGTTTAGTTTTGTTTGTGTGTTTTTATTCATATGTATCCATTGTTCAACTATTTATAATTCATTCTTCTTACTTTCCAACCAATCTTCTGGAATATTTTTTATAAAACCATTAATAGATTTTTTTACACCACCCATCATAATATTATATGCTTCATCCCATGTTCTTTGAACCGGTTCCATTGTCTTTTCCTTTTTCCAATTAATTTGCAAAACATTCGACGGATTGATATTTACGATCCAACAATTAATTTGCTTTGCTCCTCGAACCATGACATTTTTGGAATCGGTTTTATCTACACACAAGAACCAATAATCTTTCATTGGATCATCGCACTTGTATTTGTTAATTAAATCATTCATTTGTGAATAGTTCATAGTTTTGGGTAGTTCATCCGGTTTTAATGATGTTAGAGCATACACAAAGCCAATCTTGCTGAAACAATTATCTGTACTTCCGATTGATGTTTTGATATTCACAACATGAATTGTCGTTTCATCATAATCTAACACTGTAATGTCACCCATTCCACGAGCTTTCTCGTCGATGACATGCTTCTTAAATACATCGTGTTCCATTAATACCTTTTTAATAGTACCTTCGTCTTTCAAACTACCACCACGTCCTTCTCCTTCCACTTTTTCATTAATTTGTATTCCTACTTCTCTTAAATGATTCTGTATATCAAATAGAATAGGAGGCATTCCACATCCTATTACTGATTTAGCTGCTACATTCATTATTGAATTCATCATTCGATTCTTTCGTTATATTATACTTATCATAGGATGATTATTTATGAATTCAATTTTTATAAATAGTACTACGTAAAAAATATCATATACTGTAATAGATGATATGTTTATTTCCTCATTTTATTTACACCATTGATTATCCTATCGACGAAACCTACATTACTTGAACCTTTGAATTGTAGGTGGCTAGTATCTGCTCAAATGGTCCGTTCTTTTTATTTGTTGTTTTTTGAATGTGTCTTAAGTTCAATATAAAGAAACGATTAAATATATTTTCATCCGTATCGACGCTAAACCTGGTATAATCACTGGATGGTGTTTTCAAAATTGTTTCTATTTCACTACGATGTAGTAAATAATTATAGCTATACTTTGCCAACGTTATTGTATCACGATATTCTGTATTATGGAATTTCGGATTAAACTTTTTACCGATTGGAACATTTCTATTTCCAAATCCTTGACTCACTCTACACATTGTTCTTGTCTCGTAATTTTTGTGATCTAAGCAATTGATCCATGAGTGTTTTTCGTTTAATACTGTAAAACAATCATCTCTGAAAATACTATTTAAATTATGATTTGCAAATTCATTTGCATCATGAAATGATAAAGATGTATTTGTAAAAATGGCATTGTCTGTCGTGTCTGCTGACGGCTCTGGAACCATGTTTGTAACTTCTTCTCCTTCTTCTGACTCTTCGAACAATGGTGATAGATTCTCGATAGATACTGTAGAACATTTATAATACTTGTGTAATTCTATTATAAATGGTTTTAACCATCCTGTATTATCAATAAAACTAAACTCACTCATATATAGGGTTTATCGTCACTTAATACTTTAGTATATTTATACTCTATTCTTTATTATATTTCATAAATATTGTATAAATAGGTCAATTTTTATTCTTATTTGTCGATATTAATTTCATTTCTCTCTATCAAACTATTTTCATCTATTTCTTGGATTTTTTTCTTCGCACACTCTTTGCTTGTTTTCTTCGTTTTGTTTTGCTCGTTCTGTTTTTTCTACTTTTTCTGCCTTTTCTACTTTTTCTGCTTTTATGTTGTCTTGCTTTAGAACAACTACCACCACGTTTCGGTTTGATTAATCCATTATCTAGTAAAAACTGAAGCATTTTATCCTTTCGCTTTTCTCCTTCATATTCTTTTACTTTTTGGCCGTTTTTTAAAATCATTATGGAGGGTACATATGCAACATCACTATGTGTTTTCATACCTTCCAATTTATTCATCCCTTGAGGATCTATTTGCGCCATGATCATATCTGTATTGTATTTTGTATCAATATCTTTACACATATCGTCCCATTCACTCTCCATAGCTATACAAGCAGGACATGTAGGGCTGAAATATTTGGCAAACACCGGATGCTTTTTGTTTTCATTGTCGAAATGTTGCGCATTTGTATCATTTACGTACAATATTTTCATATACATTATACTTTTAAAAAAAGTCTAGCAAAAATAGTTATTTCCTTTTAGAAAAGTCTAGCAAAAATAGTTATTTCCTTTTAGAAAAGTATATTATTACGCGCAAAATTTACTTTTTCTAAAACTATAATATATACATGATTAAATTAATTATAATAGGTATTGTCTTTCTATTAGGATTATATTTCAGTTGCAATTACACTTCTCAAAATATTATTGAAGGATTTGATACTAGTACTAGCAATTGCCCCAATATTTTAATACAAAAAGGCAAAGAATTTTACTTACATAATTCGAAAATGGCTAAAATACCAGGAGTGAATCCTGTCAAGTTTAATAATTTAGAAGATTATGTTGAATTCCTTGATTGGCAAAGAAGTCAAAATATCAAATGTCCAGTATTATTTTTACAACACTCTTATGACGCTCAAGGCAAACCTGTTTATAAATTTCGCCCAAGTCCCACTGATGTTCAAGGAGGTCTTCCACCAGTTTTAACATACGGTACAGATGCTCATGCGATTCCTCTATCTGCCCAAGAACCACATCAAACAAAATTAATTGATGCTGGACGCGATGACGACCCATACAATGAAAATTCTTATCCAGCATACGATCCCATTAATTTATATCAAGGAGAATACACACCTTTAGACAAAATGTTTAACGAACAGGAAACAACTGGTCCAGAAAGCACTAATGCTATGGACGCAAACTGGGGAGGGGGTGAATATACTAAAGGCGCTGTAGATGCCGGATATTATAAAGGAGACGAGGTATATAAAACGTCTGCTACTTAAAATTAAAATTTAATTTTATTAATAAACATATTCAATTTGCTAAAATGATTGAATATGTTGTTACTATTTCTTTTGTAAATACAGTATGAAGTATTTCTATACATTACTTCAATCCGTCTAAATACTTCATATTTTCCTTCAATGTTTCCTTGTATTTATTCAACTCGTTTAGATTACCAATAACAGATAATAATTTTTCATTTTCTGGATCTGCTTTTATCGCTGACGCTAATGATGCTACAGATTGTAAAGATGCGCAATTTATTCTATCTTCCATAGCTATTATCATCTGTTCCCAATATTTTCTATTCTTCACTAAATCTAATTGTTTAATGGATTTGTCGGTATCCTCTTTAATGTGTTTTATATTTTCTTCTAGCTGTGTAATCGTTTCATTTTCAGAGGGTTGTTTCCCTTTTTTACCATCTCCTTTGAATATACCCATAAATCCTTCTTTCGACTTGGATGTTAATTCATAGATATGTTTCACTATCAAATACAATAATATAGCTATCAAAATGTAGCCTAAATACTCGTATATTTCTTCCATTTATTATTGAGACAGAAGATATTTTTTAATGTTTTCTACACAGGTTTTACTTATTTTTCTCTCTTTACCTCCATCACATATGATTTTAAATGTATCTAAACATTTATCATTTCTCTCTAGTTCTGTTAGTAGATTCTTTATTGTCTTGTATTCTTTCATAATAGAAATGGCGCTTTTGTTGCTTACACCTGGTATAGTAGATAACATAATCTCTCCCATGTTTTCCGTCGTAATATTGTTCTTCTTTTGCTTTTTCATGACTTCGCAATAATTGACTTCCTTTTCCACCTTGTTCTCGTCATAATAACTCGTCTTCTTTGGTTCTTTTTCAAGTTTATCTGCATAATTGATTATTAATTCGCATGTCTCGTTGATATTTTTAGTTCTTATTACTGAAAACCCTTTGAAATAATTCAGAGTAACTAAGGCGGAATAAAGGGTTTTCTTGTCCATTCGTCCTTTTGTCGGATTATACTTTTCAAAGTCGCCTTCTATGACATAGACAATATTATGATTGTGTTGTGAGCAACCATTTAATCGAAATGATTGTTCCGCATACCTACCATCTTTAATACTGGAAGCCAAGTCGTAGAGAGATTTACGTTCAAATATAACCTTCTCTACAGATTCATTATTATAAAGAATAATATCACCTATGGGCAAATTTTCAGCCTGTATTTCATGACTATGTTCTTTAAATAATAAATTCATTGTCGTAAGGAAATCACTTTCTCTATAATCCACTTTAATAAACATAAGTATATGATAACAAGAATACTTATGTTTAATTACTTATTATAAATAGTTAAAACCACTACACCACTTTAAAGTAATGGTCCGCCAGCACCAGAATAACCTAAAGAATAGTTTTGTCTAAATCTGAATAAAAAATTAGGTCTTTGGGCAGGGGCAGAAATGGTAGTAGCAGCTCTCGAACCAGAAGCAGTCATAAATCCAGTTGCACTTGGAGCAGCACCACCCTTTTTAGGTCCTCCGAAATAACTTGTTCTCACCCTTTCACCTGTAGTTGTCATGACATAAACAGAAGGCATTATTCCATTGGTTCCACTAGCACCACCAAATTCAGTTCTTCTAGCGACGGCGGAGCGTCCGCGATGACTTTTATATCCATTTCTTTGAGGCATAATATAGTATATAATTAGATATTATATTATTGAATGAAGAGAAAATATACCATTTGCTATAACATAATTAACGGAACATTAAAGTACGTTTTCCAACACCACCAGATGTAAGAGGATTAACAGAAAGCAAATTGTTTTGCTTCAAGTATTGTTGTTGTTGCTCAGGAGTTTTACCGTATAATTGAGGTAATCCTTTGCTTCCCTTGATTTGAATATGTCTGTACGCAGCAACATCACTAATACCAGTTCTGGGGGCAAGACCACCCATAATTCCGAAAATAGACGTTTGATTTGTGATTGAAGGCGTATGTCTAGCGCGCTTGCTACCTTGCATATATCCAGGCATTTATATAATGACTAAATATTATTTTTTTACTTATATAATATTTAACGAATTGACATAAACACGAAACCGTTATATATAGTATAGCGACAATGACTGAATTCAAGATTTCACACGACGACGATATTGTTAAAACAGACGAAGGATTGGTTTTTAATCCTTATAATTCTAATAATGTTGAGATTACATTGAACCAAGTTCAATCTATTCTGACAAAATATGGAGTTCCTGGTAAAGTACATAATATGGCCTTGTACAACAGAGCATTTGTTCATAGATCTTATACAAAAAGACCTCAACTTTACAATATTCAGGAAAACATTACAATTACAGAACAACCAGTTGATTGTATGCCACTTCATACTAAATCAAACGAACGACTAGAGTTTTTAGGAGACGGTATTTTAGAATGTATTACTAAATATTATTTGTATCGACGATTCCCAAAAGAAAATGAAGGATTTATGACAGAGAAAAAGATTGCCTTAGTAAAAAATGAAGCTATTGGAAAGTTGGCACTCGAAATGGGGTTACATAAATATTATATTATTTCAAAACACGCAGAAGAGAAAAAGACACGAACAAATCTAAAGAAGCTAGGTTGTTTATTTGAGGCGTTCCTAGGTGCTCTGTTCTTAGATTTTAACAAGATTGACGTTTTAGACGAAGAAGGATGGTTTAAAAACGTGTTTGTTACTGGACCAGGATTTCAGATTGCTCAAATTTTTATTGAAGGGATTTTTGAAAAGCACGTTGATTGGGTGAAATTAATTCAAGATGACGACAATTACAAAAACATTCTTCAGGTGAAAATTCAAAAGAAATTCCAAGACACTCCTCACTATATCGAAATTAGTCACAATGATGATTATGGATACGAAATGGGTGTATATCTGTGTTTAGGACAAAAAATCCACGAGGTTCGAAAAGAGAATGCTTCTGACTTTAAAACATTCGGTTCCTTCGAAAACATACAATCTCGATTCGAGACAGAGGGGAAAATATTTGTTTATTTGAGTAGAGGAATACATAAAATCAAACGCAAGGCAGAACAATTGGCATGCGAAGAAACTCTTAAATTGTTGGAATAGGATGTTTGCTTTTATATTTTACCTATGAAATATAACAAATAACCTAATAGAAATATAATAAAGATATAAATGAAATTTTATGTCTTTATTTAATATAGTAGATGTCTGCAAGTGTTTTAGAAAAATTAAAAGTGAAACCAATGCCTAAAAAAATAGACCAAATCATGGTTAAAATCAATGATCCTGGACAAGAAGAAAAAGTTGAACTACATACTACTATACTGGACAAAACAAAAGAGAAACTTGTCAATCGAGAAGACTTTATTAAAAAACTTAAACGCGCGGTTTTTACAAAAATACCAGAAGAAAAAGCCCCTGAAAATATTTCTCTTGCCAAGCCCCCACCTGCCAAAAAAGCGAAAAAAATCGCCAAAAAACTTCGTTTAGAAGGTGAAAAAGAGACTGGAGATATTCGCGAACCTGGAGCACGTCGCACCCCAAAGCCTAAAATGGACGTAATCGCAGATGATATTGATATGGAGTTACTTCTTGGTGATGCCAAAGTCATTACCAGATTACCACCCAAAGAAAATAAAGTGTTGATTCGCGCCAATGCTTATTATATGAACAATCGTGAGGTTTTCACCAATTTCACAAATGCATTGTTTAGACCATACAAGCAAGAATTTGACAATATGGAATCAACTATCAGCTGCGACAAGCCAGACGATGCGAAATTTGCACTCCTCACTCATCAAAAAGTAGTGAGAGATTATCTGAATTTATACACCCCTTATAGAGGTCTTCTTTTATATCACGGTTTAGGTAGTGGTAAAACATGTAGTTCCATCGCCATTGCTGAAGGTATGAAAACAAGCAAACAAATTGTCGTTATGACACCTGCGTCTTTGCGAATGAATTATCTACAAGAACTAAAAAATTGTGGTGATACCATGTACAAAAAGAATCAACATTGGGATTTTATTCCAATTAGCAACCCTAAAAATCCAACAAGCGAAGATGAACAGATTGTCAAAACATTGTCGAGTATTTTAAACCTGACTACCGATTTTATTACTAAAAACGGTGGCGCCTGGTTAGTGAATGTAAGCAAACCAAAATCCAACTTGAACGATTTATCTGCCCAACAAAAAACCAGTCTAGATTTACAAATTAACGAAATGATTACATACCGTTATAAATTTATTAACTACAATGGTCTGCGTACTAGCCATTTGAAAACAATGACACTCGATTATTCTATCAATCCATTTGATAATAAAGTGGTCATTGTTGATGAAGCACATAATTTAGTGAGTCGTATTGTCAATAAAATGAAACGCCCTGAGTCTATTTCTATGCGTTTATACGAATATCTTCTTTCTGCGCAAAACTGCAAAATCGTTCTATTGACAGGAACCCCCATGATTAATTATCCGAATGAAATCGCCATCATGTTCAATATATTGCGCGGTTACATCAAAACATGGACATTTCCGCTTAATGTTAAAACCTCACGCAAAGTAAATAAAGAGGAATTATCGAGAATATTCGAACAAATGAATATATTGGATTACCTTGATTATAAACCGTCTTCAAAATTACTTACCGTCACTCGCAATCCTTTTGGTTTTATTGACGTAAATAAAGATGGTGTCTATAAAGGAGTAAATACATTCAAAACCCAAGGTAGAGGCGATGTTAGTGATGTGGATTTTGTCAAGATAATCACGTCTATTTTGAATAAAAATGATATTGATGTTATTTCAACAAGTATTCAAATAAATACATTCAAAGCACTTGAAGATAGTTTGCAATCTTTCCAGAATCGTTTTATAGAACCCAATACAGGAAAAATGAAAAACGAAAATTTGTTTAAGCGACGTATTCTAGGACTTACCTCTTATTTCCGAAGTGCGCAAGAACAACTTATGCCTGAATTCAACAAAGATACTGATTTTAAAGTAGTGAAAATACCCATGAGTGATTTCCAATTTGGTGTCTATGAACAAGCAAGAATTCAAGAAAGAAAAGTGGCAAAAGCTGCTGCTAAGAAAAAGTTGAAACAAGTCGCGACGGATGTCTATACTGACACTGTATCTTCCTATAGAATCTTTTCGCGTGCATTTTGTAATTTTGTTTTTCCTGAGAATCGCAGACCTATGCCCAAAGAGGGCGAAGATATAGAAGCTGCCTTAAAAGGTAGTGCTGATGAAGATATATTAGATGCTATTTCGGCCAAAGATCGCGTTGAGAATCCAAATGGTCTTTATGGCGCTGACGACCTCGATTTGTTAGATAGTGAAATTAAAAACCAAACGGATACTACCTATGCTTCTAGAATTCAAACAGAAATGGATTATTTAAATGATAATGCCGACAAATATTTAACACCCAAAGGACTAGAAACATATAGTCCCAAATTTCTGAATGTATTGGAAAACTTGAAAGACCCTGACTTTCGTGGCTTACATTTGATTTATACTCAGTTTCGAACCATTGAGGGTATTGGAGTGATGAAATTAATATTGGATGCCAATGGTTTTACTCAATTCAAAATTAAAAAGGACGAAGCAGATATTTGGCGACTTGATATCCCTCAAGAAAAACGCGGTATCCCTACTTATGCTCTATATACCGGTACTGAAACAGTAGAAGAAAAGGAGATTATAAGAAATATTTACAATGGTACATGGTCAAGTGTTCCTGATACAATTACTAGTGAATTATCACCTATTTCAACAAACAACCTTTATGGCGAAATTATAAAGATCCTTATGATTACTGCTTCCGGTGCCGAAGGTATCTCCTTAAAAAATACACGCTATGTTCATATTATTGAACCTTATTGGCATCCTGTTCGTATTGAACAAGTTATTGGCAGAGCAAGACGTATTTGTAGTCATCAAGAATTACCACCTGAATTAAGAACAGTTAATGTGTTTTTGTATTTAATGACTTTTACCAAGGAACAATTATCCGGTGACGGTGCGATTGAACTAAAGCTCAATGATGTTAGTAAATTTGATGATGCTGTTCCAGTAACAAGTGATGAAACGTTGTATGAAATATCCGTTATTAAAGAACGTATCAGCCAACAATTATTGACTTCTGTTAAAGAAGCCTCTATGGATTGTGCTATTTATAACAAACCAGGAACAAAAGATGCTATCAAATGTTTCAGTTTTGGAAAAGCATCACCTTCCTCTTTTTCATACAAACCATCTATTTCCAATGAAGAGGTGGATACGGTTACTCAAATGAACAAGGCAAAAATTACTTGGAAAGCAGACGAAATTACTATTCCGATTGATGGTATTAAAAAGAAATTCGCTAGAAACACGCAAACAAATGATGTGTATGATTTACAAAGTTATAAAGATGCTATTGAATTTGGTGGCGAACCTGTATTGGTCGGAAGACTGATAAAAAAACCGGATGGTAAATTTAAATTTGTAAAAGTATAAATTTGTAATTGTTATAGAAGTATAATTTGCTTGTTGAATATGGCATGATTAATGATGCAAATACATTAGCCAGCTTTGACACATACTGTCCAACTTATTCATTAGAACGAAATCTGTCTGATTCTTTATGTAATGTTTTTCATAAATGGTATCAAATATATTATTTTTATTTCTTAAATAATATATTAGGTTTTTATCATCTAGAATTTTCTTTGATGTGAAATAGTGTGATAACTCACTAACGTCTAAATTACGCGAGTTAGCATTGTTCAACATGTTTGATAATTCGTAGTATATAAGATCGTATTCAAAATGTTCATTGTATATGTGTTTTTTTACATCATTTGGTAAATCATCAAAACATACCTTGGGAATTTCAGGTACAGATGATTTATTGTTTGATGTCATGGTATTCACTCTAGGTAGGTTTGTCTTCATTGTGTATAGGTAGTTGTTTGTATCATATTTACATATAGTCATGCGAACAATCAATTTTTTTGCCGGTTCCTTCGTCTATTTGTATTTGGTTTTGGATTTCAACCATACTAGGTCTGACTTCATATACTTTTCTAAAAAAGACATAGGTGTTGGGGTTGAAACTTTACATGGATTTTCTATATCAATATAAACATCTCTGGTTCTTTTTTTTTCTGAATTGACTATCGCTATTTTCATAGTATTTGATTTGAATTGTTCTTCTTTATTTGATGATGACCGATGATTTACTTCCAAGTCAATTGTTTCTATACTACCAAAACTATCGCTCCTACGATAGTCCCAACTACTTGTTCGCGATTTCGACACGGATATATCTATGCTATTATTTCTGCTATTATTTCTGCTCATATATGCTACTATACTATAATGATATTTTATTTTTAAATTCTATCTTTATTTTGTAATAATTCCAATATCTGCAAACATGTTTGTTTTATTATTTGTTGTTCCTCTCTTAGTTTCACTATTTCATCTTGAATAGTATTCGTATTTGGAACATGTAAATCATTACCAGATTGTATATTTTCGGTTTTTCGCTTTAATTTCTTGAATATACTATTTGTACTAATTGTACTATTTGTACTATTTGTACTATTTGTACTATTTGTACTATTTGTACTATTTGTACTATTTGTACTATTCGTATCAACTGGGTTTGACATAATTTCTTGGGCTAGTGGTTCAGATAGTATTTCATTGCTACTGCTACTGCTACTGCTAGCAGCACTTGTATTTAACCACTCTTCAGTCTCTTTCGTCATACTAGGTATTTCTAATTCACGCTCCCTACTTGCCAATCTCTCTGCTATCAGTCTATCCATTTCATCACCGATTGGTTTGTCGTCATCATTAGTTTCATCACTAAATGTAACTTCTTTTGGTTTTGAAACGCTCATCATTGAATTCATACTGTCTTGCTGCGCCTTTAATTTCATATTAAAATCCTCTGTTCGTTTATTTTGTAAATCCTCTGCCCTATAGACTACTTGAATTGTTTTTTTGGGTTTAGATTTCTCGTCATTAATTTTTTGCATTAGTGTTTCCATAGTGAGTTTATTTTTTTCTAGCAAAGACGACGACATATTATTTACATGAATACTTTCAATCGTATCTTCAAATAGCGATTGAATATTTGCAAACCTATCATTCTCAATACCGGCAAATATATTGCTCTCTTGTAACAATCCCCATATCATTCCCTTGTTGTCAGTACTTGTAAAATTCATTGTGTATTTTTTATAATAATATAATAATATGTTTAATATTATTTATTACACATATTTATGTAAATTACATACCCTCAAGTAAATAGAAAAATGAAAAAAAACAAAATATTACAAATATACATTCCCTATTTATTATGTATTTATTATGTATTGCACAATCTATTATAGAAATCCCATAATAACTCTGTCCATATATTTACAGCGAATTGCTCTTAATATTTCAACAGATATTGATGTTTTTATCTCTAGATACTGAGTGTTATATTTTTCTACCGTACCTAGTACCATTTTAATATAACGACGTTCTTTATCGCTACAGTTCTTATTATCCTCTAATCCTTTTACAATATCCTTTTTCAAAGTTAATCCTCTCGTATATAGGACATCCCATATTTTACGATCGATTTTTATTTTTTCAATAGACGCCGAACGTAACCAGTTCAAATATATAGAGCGAACATATGTGACTCGTTTCATGAATGTATCCTTGCGTATAGTTTCCCTTCTACTCTTCATATAAATTCTCAGTTCATCTCGGGTAGTGTAGCGACTATATATTTTATAAAATTTAAGCCGTTCGCTTGACTCTACCGACTGTTTGGCGTCATCGACCATTTTTATTTTTTTTTTTATTGTATTTATCAAACCACTCACATCCGCATTTCGCTTTACCGTATCCATATCTCGTGTTACACTTGTAATCGTAGAAGCATTCATTTTAGAAATGATTTACATTTATTGTTACTTCTCCTGTAAGTTGGTGAAAAGCTTCAATTTTTATTTGACCATTGGATGAAACTATTTCAAAGATGTATATCAAAAATAATGTATCGATATATTATATATGTCACTTTTTGTCGACACAGATAATACTAATACAGATTATAAGAAATTTATTGATTATACCAAATTATCAACCGTAACTTACTTTAATCAAGGAAATTATGGAATTGGATATAAAGTAAAACTAAACGATTTATCTCGTTCTAATTACAACGTATTGTCATTACGTAATACTGAAAATACAATTAAATGTGGTCAGTTATTTGTAAAAATATCCCCCATATATGACGGAGATAACAATGACCTATATCATTTAATAAAAGATATATTAGGAATGGAGGCTACTCCCAGTAGAGACTTTTTAAATGAAATTCGAGCACAAACGGATATCTATAAAAAATCGAATGCGAATTTAGAAGCAATTTGCCCTCCTATTATTTATTCGAATGTAGTTAATAACACTGAAGTAAAAAGTCGCGCTCAAAATTTATTATCAACCATGATAAATAAAATGCCCAATGACGACAATAAAATATTTTTAGAGAGAATGAAACGATTATACGAAGGATATCGTGAATTAAAATTAGGTATAATTGTCATGTCTTTTGCTGAAAATTACGATACCTTGTTAAATGTATTACATAGAACAAATAATCGGGCACAACAAATAATGTACAAATATTTGGCTGTATATGAGCTATTAAGATTGTATGATTTAGGATATATGCATGGAGACTATCACTTGGAAAATATACTCATTAACACAAATTATAAATATAGCAATCTAGATGACATGTATGTGGGACGGTGTTTAATAATAGATTATGGAATGGCTTTTAAAAATAAATACCTTACTAATAGTGAAGCTACCACTTCTCTAGACAAATTACGTAAAATTGCCGAAGAAAAACAACCAGATACAAATGAAAATGCGTATAGTTGGCATGCTTATAAATGGATATTGGATTTTATAGATAGTGAATCCGATATTAATTCTGGCGTTGAAATGCTCGAAGAAAATATAAATTCTTTTCAACAAGAAATGATTCAAAAGATAAATGAAAATTATCCTGGTACAATAGAGAGAATTCGTAATATCAATACAACTTTATATAGAGGAAGCGTATTAAGAGGAGGACGAGCAATAGTAGATAATTCTTCTTCTAAAATGAACATGTTTGATATACCTAGTATTAAAGCCAATACAAAAGAACCTATAAAATTACAGACAAATGGAATTCACAAGACGTTATCAAAAGAAGATTTTTTTCAGATTTTTAATCCGCAAAACATGAATATCAATGAAGTCGTGAATAAATATGAGAATACATTACGCGATGGTATTATGATATTAAATACAGACACAAAACTAGGTGGAAAAACAACAAGAAAGAAGAGAACGAAAAAGAGAACGAAAAAGAGAAGTAAAAATATAAAAGGAAAAACAAACAAGAAAAAGAGAACTAAAAATATAAAAAAGAAAACAACAACAAAAAAACGTGGAGGAAATTCATATGAAACAGGTTCTTGGGTACCATTTGAAAATATAAAGCAAAACGAGTTATGTACTATATGCCAAGACCCTTTACAAAATTCTGAACAAATAACAGATAAAGGGATTATATATCAACTTTCATGTGGTCATCAGTTTCATAACAATTGTTTAAGTGAGTGGTGTGACAACCGGATCAAAAATGTTAAAATTTCTGATATAAATGAAGAAATTCACAGACCAGCTACTTTATTCAAATGTCCTGTATGTAATCAAACAACAATTCACGAAGAATATGATTGTACATCTATGGAGTCTTATAAAGACGGTTTTTTGGGAAATAAAGGAAAATATACAACTGAAAAATATACTGGTATTAAACCTGAATCTAAACCTGAATCTAAACCTGAATCTAAACCTGAATCTAAACCCAGAAGACTATTTAATTTTTTCAAAAAAGGAGGAAAAACAACAAAAAAAAGAACAAAAAATATCAAAAGAAAAACAACCAAAAAAAAGAAGACTAGAAAGGAAAATAATAAGTGTAAAAAGGCTCATTCGAAAATACAACGAGGAGGTGATGTAGGTGATGTAAAATTAGCAATATTACTTATAACAACTCATGGAAATTTAGATAACTTAGAAGAACCATTAACTCATAATTTTAATATTAATATTCGTAAGGTAAACGCGACAATTCCAGGTGTATGTAACTTTATAGAAAACGACGAATTATTAGAAATGGGAAATAAAATGAAACGATTTATAGACTATATAAAGGAACAATGGTTCAATGATGGTATATTAAAGCCAAGTTCTGGTATAGAATTAGAGTTTAAATCTCCAGCTATCGCTCAACAACAAATGACATATTTAAGTCAATCATTGCGTTCTTTTATACCACGAATAGACGAGGTATATAAAGAAACAGTGAAGACTGCTTCTTCAAAAAAAATTCAACAAGACGAAGATTCTATGTTTATTGATCCAAATGATCCGGATCCAGATGTAGGGAAATATACTACAAATATAAATAAAGCATATCAGTTATATAAATGGAACAAGGGTGATAAATATTTGGATAAAACTTATTCTATAATTCATGATGAACGTGTAGATACTACTTCGAACCCATATAATAATACCGTATTATTTTTAAGCGAGATCGGAATACCAGATGCTAATGTAATAAATATACCGCATAATTTAAGAAGTAATAAAATGATAGACGATAATAAAGAGATAAAATTAAGCGAAATATTAAAAGATTTAACGGACAATGGATATACAGACACAATTATTATAGATTTATCATGTTCTACTGGGTGGGATGATATAGGTGCTAGATCATTAACCAGAAACTATAACAAGGGGGAATTTCCTCATTATGGCGGAAGATAAATTTGCCCAATAATCAATATCAATATCAAAATAAGATATTGATTATTTTTTTACGAAAGAACAAAAGAAAAGAAAACAAAACAATCTCCATGTTAATCCATGTTAATCCATGTTAATCCATGTTAATCCATGTTAATCCATGTTAATCCATGTTAATCCGTGTTAATCCATATTAAAATATTTATTTCTTAAATCATATACTTCTTTATCTGGTATATTATTTTCCAAAAAATAAGTAACATCTTTGTCCTTTAACATTTGAATAATAAAATACAATCCATACATACCACATTCTGAGTCGGTTTTCTGATGTTCTCTCTTGTTTATATGTACTTTAAAATCAATACCTAGTTGCTTTCCTTGCTTTTCTATTGTATCAATCAGTTTTTTTACCTGTTTCGGTGGTTCATTTCCATTACTATCGAAATACACAATAAATTTCTTCTTTATATTCACAAACATGGATATCCAGTGTTCACCATCTTTATAATGCGGATCAGTGTTAAAAACAATACCTAGTTTATTTTTATTTCGCTTAATCATATCACTCAAGTTTAAATGACATAATTCTTCCCATACACATTCGCCGTATAATTTATGATGATCATAATCAATTGGTGATGGTCCCAAAAATTCAAAACAACGATAATATTTTTCGTATTGCTTCATTACTGATTCGATATCCAAACTACTTAACCACTCATTCGGTTTTCTCTTCCATTCATCAGGCGATTTTGGCGCAAACGTATAGTTCAATAATTCGCTATCTACTTTTCCTTCCATAAATTTACTTCTTAACCAACACGATTCACGGTCACAACTATTTCCCATTTTATCTCTCAGTTCTAACCATATTTGTTTGGACTCGTTCGTAGATATTTTATCTCTTTGGTGTCTCGCATTCCAATAAGTCTTCATTTTAAATAATGCGTCGTTCGTATAACACGAGAACTCACTTTTGTTTGGATTGGGACTACAATTTACTTTTTTATAATGATTATCTATCTTATGAGATTTGTGAGTTGAAGTCTTCTTATGAGTTTTTCGTTTTCTTCCTCCTCCTGTTAAACTACGCGTATTGGTTATTTTACTTGATTTATTCCGTTTCATTTTTTGTGTCTTCATAAATATTCTTTATATTTTTCTTTTTTGCTATACCTTTTCTTTTATGCTCCTTTGTTTTTATATTTATCTCTTCTTTCTTTGGCAATATTTTCTGTTTTGAATGTTCATTTGTTTTTATGATATAATTATCAAGAGTTATTTTTTTCACTTCTTCCACCCTGCTAAATAAATGATCGCATGTTTTAACTGTACTTAGATTTAATTCGTTATTACTAGTGTCCTGGTCAATTTCTTCTTCTTCTGCGTACAGTATCGATGGATCATCTGTTGTATGAATATCCTTTTCTGTTTCATATTTTTGTTGAATAATATCGCTTTTATCTATAAATTTCAAATAAGTTACACATGATTTAACATATGTAGTAAAACATTTATTTACATGAATATCACCTACTTGCTCTTCATCACTCCTAAATAATCGCTTCGTTAAATCCAATATCCTTTTTTTATAAAATTTAATATCATTCTTGTATTGCTTGTCTGAGCCAATTTCTGTCTTTTTTAAAATACTATTATATTGTGATTTATTAGCAAAATAATTCAACGTTATAGCGTCTATATCACTCATCACTATATTCATAGAAGTATCCATTTACATATTTCTATGAATTTATATTTGGTGTTTTTACAAATTACCTATTCCATCTATTTAACATCGGAAGCGTCTTTTAGTTGGTATCTTGTGTGATTATTAAATAGACTATTACCTAAATTATGAACATTTGGATTGAATGGTGCTAAATCCGGTTTGTCAAATAACATAGGGTGTGTTTGTTGTTGTGGAGTATAGTCGATTTTGGTCTGATACAAATCACTTGTGGATGATGGAACAAATTCCGATTGCTCGCACTTTTGTAATGCAAAAAACTGGTTTCTCAACTGAGATTCGGTATTTACGTTGTTGCAAAATCCACTCCAAGGAGCTTGCGCGTTTCCAGGATTGAAAACCGCTTTTGTTGAATAAGGTGTATATGAGTTCAAAGGTATAGTCGGTTTTTTATATTGGTCTAAGATTGGCATATAACCATATTTGGTCGCACTTGGTCGAATGCTGAATTGAGGTTGTAATTCTTTGGAAGGAATATTTCTCTCTGCTATTCGATTGTTTAATTCATCTACTCTTTCATGATTACATGTATATAATCCTTTTACAACACCATGCATCTTATCCATTATTATATTAATCGAATATATTATTTTAGAAAATACCTAAAGAATTCTCGTCATTTATTTATATCTATGTGTGGTATTTTTGCTTTGTTTCAAGCAATGTATCCTAGCAAATATGTCAGCATTCGCGATTCGTTTGAAAGACATTGTAATTACGGTAAATCTAGAGGCCCTGAAAATTCAACCATGAAACAAATTAATGAAAATATTCTATTTGGTTTTCATAGACTAGCTATCAATGGATTAGATGAACAATCCAATCAACCTCTTTGTATTGATGGTATTTATTTGATATGTAATGGTGAAATTTACAATTATAAAAGTATTTATAAACTGTTAAATGTCATTCCTAAAACCAACTCTGATTGTGAAAGTATTATTCACATGTATAAGAAATATGGTATTGAATATACACTACAGAATTTGGATGGTGTTTTTGCGTTTGCGCTCTACGATTCTAATACAAATGAAACATTTATTGCGCGTGATCCGTTTGGTGTAAGACCCATGTATTATGGAAATACAGATGACCAATTAGTCGTATTTTCATCTCTATTGAAACAAGTAACTGATTTATGTAAAACCTGCGATAATTTTAAAGCTGGTACCTATTTACGTTTATCAATTACTCCTGGTACTAAAAGTGCAGGTGGAAGTAGAAGTGGTAAGGATACAATTAATTTCTATAGCGGACAAATACCTTATACTTCATTTAACTATAATCATAAAATGATAACCAATACATTTTCCATGAATTCGAATGATTTTAATTCTTACTATGAAAACATTTACAGTACATTGTTAGAAGCAGTAAAAAAACGTGTTATTACTATGGAGCGAAATATGGCTTGTTTGCTTTCAGGCGGTCTAGATAGTAGTCTTATATCAGCACTTGTTTCGAAATTTGTTCCAAAAGGACAATTACAAACATATAGTATTGGTATGGTTGGTGGCTCTGACTTGACCTATGCGCGCGCGGTTTCTCAACATATTCATTCGAATCATACCGAAATTATTTTAACTGAACGTGAATTCTTTGACGCTATTCGTGAGGTCATTTATCATATTGAAAGTTATGATACTACTACAGTTAGAGCTAGTGTTGGTAATTATCTAGTTGCTAAATATATATCTAAAAATAGTGATGCTAAAGTGATTTTTAACGGTGACGGTTCAGACGAACTGACCGGTGGATATATGTATTTTCATAATTGTCCAAGTGATGTAGAATTTGACCATGAATGCAAAAGATTGCTGACAAATCTTCAGTATTATGATGTATTACGAAGTGATCGGTGTGTATCGTGTCATGGACTAGAACCTAGAACACCCTTTTTAGACCGAACATTTGTACATGAATATTTATCGATTCCAATCAGTATCCGCAATCATAATAACGACAAGAATATAGAGAAGTATTTATTGAGAAAATCGGTAGAAGTGATGGATCCTACATTGCTACCACCTGATGTACTATGGAGAACCAAAGAGGCTTTTAGTGACGGAGTCAGTTCTCAAGAGAATTCGTGGTATGAAATAATCCGGTCCAAATTAAATTCTGTTTATTCTGAAGAAGACTTGTTGGAAAAATCTAGTCAATATGTAGTGAATCCACCTACTACAAAGGAACAGTTGTATTATAGAGAAATATTTGAATCTTATTATAAAGGTCACGGTACCGTGATTCCGGCGTTTTGGATGCCTAGATACAGCAATGCTACTGATTCCAGTGCGCGAAAATTGGACGTTTATAAGAAAAACCAACATAATAAACTTACTATTGATACAGATTTATTAAGTGATGCGGATAGTGATGATGGAAGTTGTGGTATAGATATGGACTCGTAATAGGTAAAATGAATAACACAAACGATTTATGTTTCATTGTATAAAAATAAACAATAGATATTTATTTTTATTTAATCGATTGATATATAAAGCATTCCTAATATGGCGAAATTTCACGAAATCATATTTCATTCGGCCTTGTATCTTTCTTATTTTTTATATATCATAGCTTATTTACAGATAGGATATTATAATCCTAAATATTTAGACATGTTACAACTCTATATGAAATATTACGTTACCCTATTTTTATTGATTCGATTTAATCCATTTACAAATCATCAATTTACCGAATTTGATAGAAAAGTCGTTTTCTCCTCCGCCATCTTTTTACTTACTACTACAGCATTTAATGAATATGCACAGCAATTCGACCTTGCTGAACTTGTGAATATCGTAAAACTGAAATAATAAAATACAAAATATACTATTATGTATTACTTTCCACGTTTTAATGTTTTACGTTTTGTCGTTCGCTTCTTCTTTTTAAATGTATGATTCGTTTTTTCATAGAAAAACTGCTTTAAATGTTGTAACATTCGCTTACCAATGATCACGTCTATTTCTTGTTCTTTTTGTGTCTTATCGCTAATTCTATATTTATATTGTTTAAAATCGTGGATTATAGCAGTTGTAAATTGCTCTTTGTTTTGAATTTTATTTGCCAACGACGAATGTAAAAAATTATTTATCATGTCTTCGATGCGCATTTGATGCTTGTATGGTTTTACGTTAATATAATAAACCTTGTCGTCTTCCATACCGGAATGATATAAGTCGTCAATAAAACAAACTTCAATGTTTTCAGGTAATTTAGTACATCTCACAAAATCATCCATTGTTTTATCATGACTCGTTCTACCAATTTCTACTTGCTTACCTCTTACTTTAAATGCTGCTATTATTTTGTCAAATAATTCATATTCTACCTTATCGTCGAAATATTTTTTGATATTCATCGCCCAACTTTTATCTCCTTGATTATTCGTATAAATCATCACCTTGTAACATTTATTTTCCTTCTTCTTTCCTTTTAAATATCGCAATATATTCATTATTTTTGGGCGTAAAAAATTTGGATACAAATCTAACAATTCGTTGAAATTCGTATTACTGTAGGCGGCATTTTTAAAGTAATTATTTAAACAATCACAAAATATTCCGAATTCTGTAAAATAGCCCAATGTTTCATCCAAATCAAATACGACTATTTTAAATGGTTTAGTCATATAAATATATCTTTATAAAAAATCTCACCAAATAATATACTCTCGCGTATGGAATTATCATCAATAGAATATAAAAAAATTGCCCAGTTTTATGAAATTCCTAAACCTACTAATAAGTCATATAAAGAAATTGCTGAAGACATATTAGCAGGTAAATTGTGTAAATGTATCAAAAAAGTTAAGTCTAGACAACAAGTTTTAGAAAAAGCAGCTATTGGTGTTTGTAGAAAGAGTATTTTTAAGAATCGAGGAATTGATTTCTACACTTTTAAATGCAAAAAAGGTCAAAAACTTCTTTCAAAAAAAGGAACGAAAACACAGGTAAAGAAGTTTAGAAAGAAAATCGGATTCAATAAGACAAAAAAGTCAAAAAAAAAATAATTATTACCTTTTTGTAAATCAATTACATACCACGAATAATATATTTGTATGGAATATAACTTGAGACTAGTGGTTTTACACAAAGGATCGGTTAAATCGAATGTAAAATCGGTACTACATGATGGTGAACCTGTATTCGAGGTGAATGGGGAAATATTTTCTCAATATTGACTAAACGTGTATTGATGTTTTTTAAGTTGGGATTTAGCGTTCCTTGTGCCACTGACAAATTGTACGTTTGGTTTTCTAATAACGTGGCGTTATTAAAACACGTACATGAAATTGTAAACATATTAATTCTTATACTTTCTTATATTTACATATCGTTTTTTTGTAACATGTATTTCAATTTTGTAATACATGTTAGAATCTAGAGAAAATACAATATGTAGATATTACACGTTTGAAGAGATAATTATTTATTTTTTCGTGAACGTCGCGATTTTTTTTGCTTGTTGTTTTTTTTTGTTGTCGATTTCTTGCTTTTAAGTTTATGTATTTTGCGAGAGCGTTGTTTTGTCTTTCTGTTTGTCTTTCTCTTTGTCTTTCTGTTTGTCTTTCTCTTTGTCTTTCTGTTTGTCTTTCTCTTTGTCTTTCTGTTTTTTCCACCCATTAAACCACTTCTAAATACGTCACCAGACATTAAACCATCCAAATTTAAAGTTTCATCAAGATTCCCTACAAATTGTTGGGCTTCCATAGCAGTACGTACCCATGCAGCAGTACGTTGTCGTAATATTGGTGGTGCCTCTGGTGCTCTTGAAGAAGAGTTAGTTAAGGCTGCGATTGTATTATAAATCGTAGGAAGACTAGTAATAGTTACATCTAACGCAATCGCACCAAGAGCGCCTCCAGCACCTATTGCTGGTATAATTATATACCTAAAAATCAGTATTAATACTCTCCATAACAATCTAACAATGTTAAATAAGAGGCGTAATCCAAATTGTGTTGGTCCTATTATAATTCCTCTATGTTCAACTAAAAAATTTAAAATGGTCATTACACTTTCCATAAGTACTCGAATTGCATTACCAAGAGTTTGACCACCGGTAACAAACGCGCTTATAAGAGATACTATAGACCCTCTTAGTGTGTTAAATAGTTCTATTAATCTATCTGAATCAGGTAATCTATCTCTTAACTCTTGAAAATTTATATTAAGTTCAGATAGTTGCCCGAATAAATTATTAATCATTTGTCGAGACGCGGTAGCACGTGCGCCTATTACAATACCTGCATTACTGATTGCTTCCCTAAATGCCGTTAATATCCCTGTAGATAATCCGGTTGTTGATAGGAAACTAGACATAAAATTCATTTCATCATCTTCGCTCTCACTTCCTTCGGCTAGCAATTTCTGTTCAGCATTAGCAAGACTCTCTGCTAAATTAACATCACTATCTGTTGGTACGAGTTCTGGCACAGAATCCGAATCGTATTCACTGAAATCAACACTAGTTAGGCTAGTTAGTATATCAGATATATTAGATTCTGCTAGACTAGTAATGTTTTCTATTATATCAGTCTGCTGTTGTTGCATCGTAACAATTTCTTTACAATATGGTTTTTCACCTGTGGGATCCCATATACAACCTTCTTTGTTATTACAATATGGTTCAGTATCAACCGTATTACATGGGATTAATTCGAAATTTGCTACATCTTCATCTTTTTCCTCTGGAGGCGGCGGAGTACTTTGTCGTAGAGTTAAAACTAGTGGTGGTGGTGGTGGTGGCGATTGTTCACTATTTGATTGTGTTATTGTATGAACGTTTGACATATATATATATATATAATAATATGTTTATTTTGACAACCATAGTATGAAAAAGAACATACTTATTGAAAAAAACTGAGGGTATAATTGTAAGCCCTTATTATTATATTTGTGACGAACATGAAATTATACATGTGACACAATATACATGTAAATGCAAAAAAGGTCAAAAACTTCTTTCAAAAAAAGGAACGAAAAAACAGTTACGTAAGTTTAGAAAGAAAATTGGATTCAATAAGACAAAAAAATCAAAAAAAAATAAATAGATGTAATAAATGACAAAATTGGTCGATATTATTGCTTTTGCTCGAACGATTCAATATACTGAACCTCATAATCCAAACGTAGATGAATGGACCAGTGATGAACTACTGTATAAATCAATCAATATTGCTTTAGTAAATGATATTCAAATCCGTTCTGCTTTGAATATATGCGAAACTTTTCCACCATTGAAACTCATATACAAAAGTATTATAACAAAATACATTAAACATTTTACACGCCATAGTATGGAATCTCAACCTGTACAGAACAATGTATTTTAAATTACGTTCATGACAATATAGACAATACCAGCATTATAGACAAATTAAATCAAAATTAAAACAAAAATTGACTTGTATAATTGTTATATAAGTCAATTATACAAAACAACTGATAATATGAATATGAAACTATTTAACGAATTGAGTAAGTTTATCTTACATACCTCAAGCAAATTTAAGATTGACGATTCACACAACATAATGCATAGTATGAATGTTCTTCATTTTGCGCATAATATTTATGAACATGAATTACCGATTCATCCTGAATTAAAAGACCATAAAAATATTATCTATTTATCCGCTACATTACATGATATGTGTGATAATAAGTATATGGATGAAGAAGAAGGTCTTGCTCGTATTAGTGACTTTTTAGATACGCAAATTCCAGAACGAGACACTGAAGCAATTACCTCTATTATTAACACCATGTCGTACTCGAAAGTAAAGAGTAAAGGATTTCCTGATTTGGGCATTTATCAAAAAGCATATCATGTTGTCAGAGAAGCCGATTTACTAAGTGCATATGATTTCGATAGATGTATTATTTACGATATGAAAGTAAATAATAAACCATTCGATGAATCGTTTTATAGAGCAGATGAATTGTTTCAGAATCGTGTTTTTAAGCATGCTGAAGATGGTTTATTTACAACAGAATATGCTAAAAGTTATCATCCGGTTCTTCATAGTCAAGCTATTAGTCGAATCAATGCCTGGAAAAACATAATTAAACCTTTGAAGATTTAAAACGCCATGTTTTTCGTAATGATTTATTTGTTGCCATAAGTGTAATATTTATTCATGTTATATTATTTATGGAAAAAATGCTGTTCGTCCTCAATAGAAAGGTCTTCCCAGTCCATAAATTTAATATTATTTTTGTTACCTACCCAAATTCCACATTTACCATCTTCGGAAATCCATTCATTTTTTATCCACGATAACGGATATTTATTTATAAGTGTATCAATAAATTGTATGTCCGGTTTCCAAGCAGTTATAAATTCAAGTCTTATACCTAATTTGCTACTTTGTGTTACAATTACGTCAGGGATTTCCACATTTATTTCTTGTAAAATATACGTAATATCGTTTTCATTTGTAGATGTAATGGTTACTCGATTATAACAATCGTTTGGCATTATTATTCTAATATATACAATAATTTTTAAATCATTTTTATAACAAGACAATATGCTAAAAATAGACTTATTTCTCCAAATAATCTAACGCAGCTATAATCGTTTTCTCTTGATCCGTTAATTTTTGAAATATAAAACATTCGTCTATTTTTATTTTCATTCTCTTATTTCTAAAATTTTTACATAATATATAAATACCATCTTCTAACAACTGAATATCAATAATTACTCCTCCTGTAGTCAAGCATAGTTTTTCCGGATTTTTTAGACTAATCCAACGTATATACCTACCATATTGAATGTTTGTTAAATCATCTACGAATCGATATTCTTTCAGTTTTGTATGATAGTTCTTTAAATCGTCCCTAGATAATTGTAACTGTTGTAAGTAGTCATTTTTTAGCGATTTAATTTTCCTAGTTGATAAATTTTCTATACCTACATTATTTTCATTGTCTAACGATTTTATTAAATATTCTTCATTCAAATTACTCTTACTCATTATAATATAAATACGCGTTATTTTTATTATACTTTCATTTTACAATTATTCTGAAAGAAGCTTCGAATGACAAAACACCATGTATTCACCAATCCTCGAAAATAGACAAATATACATTTCAATCATGTATTTCGCGAATTAAGTCGATAAATAAAACAGTCGTTTTCAGCTGTTTTTTATCCCCCTAAAACCGGTCACGACATAATGACTTTTTTGATTTCAGTTTTAAGGGACATGGTTTTCATGTAGGTAAATTGCGCTTGATGATTTCCATTTCTCAAAAAAGTGAAAAAGTCATGTAGGGCATGTAGGTAGCCCCCTACATATGAAGGGAGTGTTTTTGACCCTAAAAAGCTTGGATGTCTTTGATAATAGTAGGTAATTCACTTTTACAACTTTTTTCAATTCTATTTTGGAAATTTTAAAAATCAACATGCTTTTTTTGTGTGTTTTTTGATTTATTGAAAATAGAAATGAAAAAAACGTGAAAATGTGTTTTAGAGCATAATGCTCTCATTTCCGTTTTGGATTGTTTTCATTTGTTATTGTAAAAAAATATGTATTTTTCGAAAATGATTTAGGAATTATATTCTTTTACATATATATGAAACAAAATGAAACAAAAACGCGGCGTAAAAACGACTGTGTCATTGTGTGTGAATTATGTGACTTTAAATGTAGCAAGCGAAGTGATTGGAATAGACATATATTGACACGCAAACACAAAATGAAACAAAATGAAACAAAAAACGCCGGAAAATGCGCGCTTTTTATTTCATGTGAATTATGTGATGATATTTGTAGTAGTCTTATTGAGTGGGATAAACACGTATTGACACGCAAACACAAAATGAAACAAAATGAAACAAAAAACGCCGGAAAAAGCGTTAATAAGGACGTAACCCATTATACGTGCGAATTATGCGATAGTATATACACAAATCGAACTTCCCTGTGGCGACATCGGAAAGGTTGCTCCATAAATGAAGGAACGACTATGTCTAGTTCTGTATGTACTACCTACAATTATCAAGAAGAATTAGAAGAAAATGACGATAATGTCATTCAATCTTCTAATAATGTTAATATAAAGGAATTAATTATGTTACTCATGAAAGAAAATCAAGATGTTCAGATTCAAATGCAAAAGAATTTCTTAGAATTAATACCACAATTACAAGGTGTTAATAATTCACACAATACTACCACTACCAACACTCACAATACTCAAAATTTCAATATCCAAATGTTTTTAAACGAACATTGCAAAAATGCTATGAATTTGACTGATTTTATCGACACGTTACCTATAACCGCAGAAACATATGATAATACGATTGAAAATGGACTCACTAAAACAATTACAAACATGGTAGTCAATGGACTGAATCAACTTGATGTCCTTGAGCGCCCTATACATTGTACAGATGCGTCTAGAAAAACCCTTTACGTGAAAGAAGACAATGCATGGGAAAAAGATACTGAATTGTTGAGAATACTAATGGGAATTAAAAAACTTGCATATAAACAGAGAACGTTGATCAATACATGGAAGGATATGAATGATGGATGGGAAAAAGATGATAATATTCAAACAAAATTAACTACTCTGATTTGTCATTCTATGACCGATATTGAAAATGACGAAAAGGAGACTGGTAAGATTATCCGCGCCATTGGGAAAAATACCTATTTATCGAATGATATTAAGGATGTATATAAAATATAAATTTATACGCGTATAATTCGTACAAGTATTTAGACGATGTGTAATTGTTTAGCAATTCGTTTAGATTTTTATTCTATATATTGTATATAATGGCAAAAACATATCGCAGACGAAGCCACAGCAAAACTGTAAGAAAACACAAAGGCAGAAAAGGAAGCAAGGGTCGCAAAACAGGAAAGCGTTCTTCCACAAGAAGAAGCCGACGTGGTGGAGGATACTGGGATGACATGAAGGCAAAAGCTAGTTCTGCTAGTCAAAGTTTAAAAGCCAATATGAAAAAAGGCGCTGACGCAGCTAATACACACTTTGAAAATGCTAAGGCTCAAACTAGCGCTAAGTTAGCTAATAGTCCTACATTTAATTCCATGAAACAAGGTATGTCTAGTGGTATGTCTAAGGCAAGTTCCATGGGCACAGCTACTATGGGGCGTGCTGCAGCAGGTTTAGGTTCTGCTAAAAGTGGCATGACAAATGCTTATAATAGCCGATTTGGAAATAAACAAACCTTAGATGCTGCAGGACGTTCTAATGCCGGAGTTGCTAATGCCAATCCATCTGGAATAAGTCAAACCTTAAGTTCCACAACTGGTCCTATTATGCCTCAACAATAAGAGAAATCTCAATAATTATATTTGCTAAAATTGTAATATAATTATTCGCATATTTGTTCGTATGTTTATTTATCCTAAAAGGAAGAACCGAATCCACCACCACCGAAGAAATCATTGGCAGCCATAGGTTCAAACGATTCCATACCTCCACCAGGATTAGCAGCACCTACTAAAGGAGTTT